TCCTCCGCCACTTCCGGAAGTAAAACTACAGTTGTCTATAGATACCACATTAGCACCGGATGCTACCGTGAAGATGTCAGATGCAGAGTTAGTAATTCCTCCCTTTGTATACCCTGCCCCTCCGATCATCCTTACAGAACCGTTAATGGTAACTGGAGAAGTTGTCTTAAACAGCATGATGCTGAAATCAACGGTGCCTTGTGCGGTTATAGCAGCGGCAAAACAGTTTTGCATGGCTGTAGTGTCATCCGTGCTGCCGTCGCCGACTGCTCCGTAGTTAAGTGGGCTGAACAACGACCCGGCAAGGGCGAAATCTGTGCTGGCGTGAGTAGCTGCCGACCCTAGCCCGAGATTGGTACGAGCAGTAGAAGCGCTGGCTACATCAGAAAGGTTCGAAGACTTAGCCAGCTTGTTCGTGTCAGCGTAAGCCTCGGCATTAGACTGAGCTGTTGCAGCCGCTCCTGTTGCATCAAAGTCTGTGCTGGCGTGAGTAGCTGCCGACCCTAGCCCGAGATTGGTACGAGCAGTAGAAGCGCTGGCTACATCAGAAAGGTTCGAAGACTTAGCCAGCTTGTTCGTGTCAGCGTAAGTTTCGGCATTAGACTGAGCCGTTGCAGCCGCTCCTGTTGCATCAAAATTAGTGTCAGCGTAAGCCTCGGCATTAGACTGAGCTGTTGCAGCCGCTCCTGAAGCATCAAAGTCTGTGCTGGCGTGAGTAGCTGCCGACCCTAGCCCGAGATTGGTACGAGCAGTAGAAGCGCTGGCTACATCAGAAAGGTTCGAAGACTTAGCCAGCTTGTTCGTGTCAGCGTAAGTTTCGGCATTAGACTGAGCCGTTGCTGCTGACCCCGCAGGATCGAAGTCGTTAGAAAGCGGCTCCCACGACATCAGGTTTCCCACTCCGGTAGCTGTGGGAATGTCACCTTCAGCGGCTGTTCCAGACGGCACTGTGAGGAAAACACCGATCGGAGGCGAAGGGTCCACCGTGGTAACGGCACTGTAGTCTATCGGGGTGCCGTCGTCATAGGGAAGCTGGAATGTAGCAGTAGATCCCGTACTGCTGCCAGGAATTCCCTTTGCTATCCAGTACCACGGCTGCGGGGCTATATCCGCGTTATCCGTGGTAAGCATGTTTATCTCTGCCGGGAACGGCATCGTACTCAGGTCAACAGTTATGTAAACAGGCATAACTGTCTGTGCGTCCACGGTATCCGTCAGCTGCTGCGAGGGCCTGAATGTTATCTTTCCGGCCACCACAGGATTTCCGCTGCCGTCTGTTAGATTTAGCGTCAGCGTGCGGTACGTTAGGCTCAAAGTTTTCCCTCCTGTTTAAGGGCAGCCTTTCTAAGAGCCAAGAGTAGCCTGATAGCCGGAGTTTTGATAGCGGTAGCGGGCTTACTCGCTGGTAGCTACGCGCTTACCTAACTAGAATTAGCAATAAGTCAGGCCTAACACTGGCAAGATAGGAGGTGCCAACAGTGAGCCTGACCATTACCCCTGGCACAGGCGAGTACACGACCAGCCCAGGTACGTCTTACACTACTGCGAATTCGGTTTCCCCGTCCGCAGGAAGCATGGTTGTCGTCCTGCTGGACATCGGTTGCTCAAGCACGGAAACTCTGACTGTAAAAGATTCGCTGGGTAACGTTTACGTTACTAACGGTGTCTGGGCAGAGAACACGAGTATTAAAACGTACAACATGATTTACACGTACGTTTACTCTAGCGCACCGGGTTCGATAACCTTTACGGTTACATTCAGCCCTGCTGCTTCATCGATGCTCATACGCCCCGTAGTTATAGGCGGTCAGTCAAGTGACCAGTCGGGGGCTAATACAGAAATTGCCTTCAGTTCCTCGTCTACGTCAACCTGTGAAATTACCGTAACTCCTACCGTAATAGGCAGCTACTTCTTCGTAGTCGGCGGAGCTAACGGGGTTACGTCTGCTACCCCTAACAGCAACACTGCTAATTACACGAATCATGCTTCATCAGGCACCATAACTCACCTGACAGGGCGCACCGGGGCGTCAGTTAACCTCACGCCTGAGGTTATCGGCTGGACACTAAGCCCGGCCTCTTCCCAGGGATATGCGATAGCTGCCCTGGAAGTAGTTCCATTTGCGGTATCTAATGGCACGCTGACTACGACAGCTACCTCGCAAACTGCATTCGGCGGAAAGAAGACAGGCTTCACCGGCCTCACAGCCGCTGCTACTGCTAATACTGCGGTCGCCGGAACGAAGACAGCTGAGGGTACGCTTACTACGGCAGCTACTGCTCATGCTGCGGTTGCCGGGATAAAGACAAGGTTCGGTACGCTGACTACGGCTGCTACCGCTCACGCTGCGGTAGCCGGAACGAAGACAGCACTTGGCGCGCTCGCGCCGGCTGTTACTACCATAATGGCGGCTGCCATAACCAGGGGGCAGTTCGGCCGCCTGGTAGCCTCTGCTACCGCGCACCTTGCCATTGCCGGAAAGAAGACAGGGCTCGGCGTCCTTACGCCTGCCGCTAGCACTGTACTTACCGTTGCCGGAAACAAGACAGGATTCAGCGCCCTTACGACTGCCGCTAGCACTGTACTTACCGTTGCCGCGAATAAGACGAGGTTTAGTGCGCTGACCGCTGGCGTTACTGCCCAGGGTGTAATTACCTCTCCCGTTCAAGGTGCCCTGACCGCTGGCGCTACTGCCCAGGCTGAGATTACCCCTGCCGGGACTGTGACAGGCGCTGTGCAGGCAGCAGTCAGCGCAGCGCTGACTGCTGCCGGGACCAAGACGGCTAATGGTGCCCTGACAGCGGCGGCTACAGCACAGGCCGTGTTTTCCGGACTTGGCTCCGGAGCCGTTACCGCTGCCGTAACTGCGGTACTTCAGGCAGCAGGACTAGGTTCCGGGGCAGTTACCTCCTCGGTAATGGCAACCCTGCGATTTACCGGGACTAAGACCGCTATCGCGGCACTGACAGCTGAAGCCACGGTACATGCTTCCCTTGCCGGGACAAGGGAACGGTTCTCCGGGCTTACCGCTGCTGTCACTACGGGGCTACAGGTCGCCGGAACCAAGACCGCTAGCGGCGCTCTGACAACTACCGCTACCGTGCAGGCAGCCTTCACCGGGACAAGAGGACAGTTCTCCGGTCTTATCCAGGCTGTCACTGCGGCGCTACAGGGTGCCGGGATCAGGGCAGTTAACGGCGCTCTGATTACTGCCGCTGCCGCACAGGATTCGTTCGCCGGAATAGACAGTAAGTTCGCGGCTATTACCACGGCTGCGGCTGCGCGTATGTATTCTGCTGGCTCCAGGTCTTTCAGCGCCGTTACTTCCGGCATCACCGCCCTTCTGTCTGCGGCGGGCGAAAATAGTACAGACAGCGGAGCGCTTACTGCCTTTATCACTACTGTATTCAAATGGGCCTCCGTCAGGCCTCCCCATAACCTCGGCGGGGCTGTCAGTGTACTGAGTGACATAGGCGTGCCTGAGAACGACGTAGGAGGGACGGTTTCCCAGGTTGCCTATGGTGGCGGAAGTGCCGTAACTACTGCGGTTAACGGAACTGCCGTAGAATCTAATGCCTTGCTGGGAGCAGCTATTTATGAGGCTGACCTGGGAGGTACCATGACAATGGCAGATCTAGGCGGCGGCGCGGTAGGGTGGACTATGCAGAACGTTAACTTGAACTTCGCGGAGTTTAACGATATTACGCTCAGCGTGACCATTACCAGTAACGGCGTTGCCCTTGACCTCACAGATTACACCGTTAACATGCTGCTCAAGCCGGTAGCCGGAATAGTAGACGGTGATCCTAGTGTTCTTCTCCTTTCAAGTGGAGGGGAAAGCCCTGCAATTACAGTTACGGACGCTTCAGCTGGCGAGTGCACGGTGGCTATCGCTAAGTCTAACTTGCAGGACTCGTCACTGGCGTTTTACAGGGTTGACGCGGTAGACGGATCTGGAAATATCAATACGGCCATCTACGGCGGTGTATCGTACACGGCGCTCTAGGTAAACAGAAAAATATAAGTTAGGATTAATAGCATGAGCGAAGATGCGAGGATTAAGATGTGGTGCAGCGCGTGCCGCCAGGCTGATACTGACCCGCGCCACCACATTCTCCAGGCAGACGGGTCTCTTCAGATTATGCACATGGACTGCTGCCGGGACAGCGGAAGCTGCGCTGATGGTTCCTGCAACCTGGTTCTCACTGCTAGCGGAGAGAAGCGCAGTACCGCGCTTATTGAGTACATTGAGGAGAACATGTAATGGCTAGCGGTTTGGCTTCGGGCGTAGCTGTCTCCTGCGCTAACGGGATGATAGGACACTCTTCCTTCGGTGCTTTCAACACAGGCAGCAACGCTAAGCTCAAGCTGATGTCCTCTTCGGCTAACGAGGGCGCTGACGGCACGGAGATCTCAGGTGGCAGTTACTCATCTGGCGGCATCAGCATGTCCATCTCCTCTACCTTCGGCTCGGCCTCTTACTCGACAGGCGTGGCCTCAGTTACCAATTCCGGCTTGGCGGTCACTCAGGCTGGCATGCCAGCAGTAGGCTCTCCAGGCGTAGTCGCCGCGTCGATCTACGACGGAACCCCCGTGCGCTGGTGGTGGGGCGACCTCACGACTAACGTCGTTACCAATTCCGGTGACACTCTGACCTTCGCCACGTCCTCTATTACTGTCCAGCTGAACGTCTAAGCCTTACCCTTTAAACAGGGAGGGCGCGATGACAGATACGCCGCAGTACTATGCCAATTCGGCTACCGCTATTCCGGTAACTCCGGTTGTATTCAAGAACAGCTCTAAACTAGTTGCCGACCCTACACTGGTTAACTGCGTGGTGACAGATCCTACCGGACTGGTAACCACGTACAACTACAACGGGGCCGGCCCGTACAACACGATCACCAGGACTAGCACCGGCAATTTCGCGCTTACCCTGAGCGGCCTCACAGCAGGAGGCCTTTACACTTTCACCTGGATTGGCACCGGAGCCAGCGTAAACCAGGTAACTCCCGGCACTTTCCGGCTGATCCCTATTACCGACACCGACTCGGCGGGAATGCAGTACTGGTACTGCTCCAGGGAAGAACTGAAGTCGCGCCTCCAGATCGAGGTCGATGACGACGATGACGACTACGAGATTCAGCTGGCTCTCCACGCGGTTACCGACTGGATCAACGTCTACTGCGGCAGGCACTTCTACCAGATTACCGAGGTCCGCACCTACCGTCCCTGCAACGTGTGGAACCTGGAAATAGATGACCTGGTTACCTGCACCTCGGTTGACCTTGACTACGACGGAGACGGGATCTACGAGGTTCACTGGACTGAGGGCACTGATTTCCAGCTCCTGCGCTATGCGGACCACTACAACAAGCACAACATGGGCGTCGCGCGACCGGACAACTACCTTCAGGTACTGATGGGTTCAAACGGCAATCCCTCAGGGGGCCAGTGGCTCCCGTGGCTGTGGCCTTTCACCCGCCAGGACCGTGTGCAGATTACCGGGGTCTGGGGCTGGCCGTCAGTTCCTCCGAACGTTACCCAGGCCGCGCTGATCCTCGCCGCTGACTTGTTCAAGGCTAAGGACGCGCCGTGGGGAATTGCCGGCATAGGAGACCTGGGCATGGTTAAGGTGCAGTCTAACCCGTGGGTCGCTGAACTCCTGCGGTCGTACATCAACATGTCTGCAAAAGTTGGAGTGTTATAGGGGCTTAGCAGCTATACTTAGCATATGGCTGACTGCAAGCACCATACCTGTGTTCGTGAAGCTGAATACGCCGGGTTCTGCAACCCTCACTATCAGAGGAATAATCTTGGTAAGGACATGAACAACCCTCCGGTGAAGGCTTACAGGAAGAAGGAAAAGCACACCTGTGAGATTGGTACTTGTGGCCGGGAAGTAGATAGCAACGGCATGTGCGGAGCCCATGTTGCCCGGTGGAACAGGGGACTTCGGGGTGAAGAGCTATACAGGCCGATCAAGAAAATTAGTACGCAGGGGACAGGCAGTATCACCAAGGAAGGCTATCATCTCCTATTTCTCGACGGCAGGGTTATATCAGCTCATCGGGTAGTAATGGAACGAATACTAGGTCGCAAGTTGCGCTCCTTTGAAAACGTGCATCACAAGAACGGTATCAGGCACGACAATAGGCCTGAGAATCTAGAGCTATGGACTAAGGCTCAGCCTTGCGGGCAGCGGCCTGAAGACCTGGCTGCCTGGGTCGTAGAGAACTATCCTGATGAAATAGTGAAGAGTCTCCGCAAAGTCGGCGTATAGTCTAGGCATGAGGTTCATCTTCGGTATAGGCGGCAAGCTGTTCGTCTGGGAAACCAGTGTCGCCAGGGTGACAATGCGGCTGGCCGGCAAGTCTTCAGAAGACGACGATGAAGGCGAGGAGGACTTCAAGCACATTCCGCAGGACCCGCACGGCACCAACGGCGCTCACCTTGAGATTTCTCCGGATGCTATCGGAGCCTACGGAAAGAGGAGGATAGGTTTCAGTGGCAGCGAAGGCTCCAGTAAAGAAGGCCGCGCCTAAGAAGGCCGTAGTCAAGGCTTCGAAGGCAAAAGCGAAGGTCAAGTACACCAAGGCCCAGCAGCAGGCTTACACCGCCGCCTCGAAGGCAGCCGTAGTTAAAGCCAGGTTCGTGAGCAATGTCGCTGCCATCCAGAAGCGGAGGGCCATTAAGGTTGCCCGTAGTAAGGCTACTGTTCACCGGGTGAAGCTTTACGTCAAGTCAGCGCGTGGCAAGGCAGCTGTCGTGCGGTTGCATAATCAGTCTGTTCAGGCTAACTTCGCCGCCATCCGGAGCCGCACGACCACTGTCCAGCAGGCGGTGAACATGGAACAGAGGGCACTAATAGCTGCTAGCAAGAGGGCAGCCGCCCGGAAGCCTGCCGCGAAGGTCGCAAAGAAAACTGCGGCTCCCAGGAAGAAGTCCCCGTACGCGGCTATCGGGGCAAAGGCAGGAGCAGCGGCGGCAGCCCGCGTACCCGCTTCTAAAAAGGCCGCACCGTCAAAGACCCGGACAGCGGCGCGAGTAACCCCGGCGGTTAACGCCGACTGGATCACGGCCGGAAACGATGAAGAAGTAGAGAACTGCGTGGCAGTAGCCATCGCTAACCACCTGCTGCTGCAAACCGGGTACCGGGTATCCAGTACGGAACTAAATCATATCGCCTACCGTGATTCCATCTGGAAGGCACTTACCCTGCTTGATGACCGGGGAGACCTGTGGAAGGGCGTAGGGTTCAGCGAGTACGGGATGATAGCGCCTGAGGAAGCTGAACCGGGAGATATAGTCGGCTTCGACGTTAAAGTGAACGGCAAGCGCTTTTCTCACTGCGGAGTTCTTATGCCGGAAAGCAAGGTGATAAGCTGGGGCCAGGTAATAGCCCTGGAATCTAAAGTAGACGAGGCGTGGCAGGTAATATGGACAGTGACAAGCCGGTAAACGATGATACTGAGCGTGAGGTACAGGAAGCCCTGGATGAGGCTTTCAAGGAAGTGCGCGATGAAGGGGTTGCCCAGCTGGCTAAGTACATGAAGAGCAACTACACCGCTTTCCGCAAGCAGGGATTCAGCCGGAAGAACGCGTTTACCTTTACCATCATCCTCTACCAGAACCTGCTCACCCGTGGCTAGCGTAAAGGAAGTCAGGAACGCCCTGGCCGCGCAGTTGCAGGCTCAGACCGGACTGACGGTAAAACCTCGCATGCCCGACCAGGTCAATCCTCCTGTCGCTGTCATCCTCCCCGGCATTCCCTACGTGAAGTACGGCATCACACTAGGAGAGTCCGCTATCGGGCTTGGCGTTCCTGTTCCGGTGCCTGCTGAACTGAACCTCGTAGTCTGCGTCTTCGTGTCGCGCGCCCCGTCCCTTGAGCGAGCACAGGAGCAAGTTGACCAGTACCTCGGGCTTGAGCCGTCTGACTCGGTAATGTCCATTCCGCTGGCTATCTTCTCTGATCCTACTCTCGGAGGAGTTGCCGAGTACTGCGAGCCATTGCAGGTGCAGGCGTACGGGGATATAGAGATCGCCGGCCAGACTTACTTCCAGGGGCGTATCACGGTGGCTGTTTCCGCTGTTCAGGACCTTAACTAGGAGAATTCACATGGGCTGGGCTAGTGCGAGCGAAATCTTCGACCCGGTATGCAAAGAGCTTCAGAAATCTTTCCTGGTGCCGGAGACCCGGCAGAAGATCCTGGTAGTTCTGATCAAGGCACTTCAGGATAGCGACTGGGATACTGAAGACGAGAGCCTTAACGAGTTCTCGGACGACCCGGCAGTGGTTAAAGCGTTCGGAGAATGCGGAATTTACCTGTGGGGCACGCCTGAGTACGATCATGCGTACGGCGAGAACTCAGTAGAAGCCAAGCATCCCCAGGGTGACGAGTACAACAGCGACCTCGGATTTTAGGTAAAGGAGAGTACTTGCATGCATAACACGCGGTTCTTCCTGATAGTGATATTCGCTTTCGCAGCAGTAGGGGCGCTGATAGGTTATACCTTGTCTTCTGCCACGTCCTCGCCTTCCGTGTCACCTTCTGCCACGTCCTCATCTTCACCTTCCGTATCGCCGCTACCGTCGTCTTCAGCTTCAGCTATGCCTTCTGTTTCTCCTTATACGTCCCCTTCTGTGTCTCCTTCTGCCGTACCGCCTAGCCATTCCGTAATAACAGCCCCGTCATCCGCAAAGGCGGTAAAGACAGGAAGGTGCACTACTACTGACCTTACCGTTAACGTTAGTACATCGAGTGGCACGGCCGGCTCTGTCTACCAGTCAGTAGTGTTCACGAACAAGTCGATGACGGACTGCACCATGTACGGTTACCCAGGTGCCGCGCTTACCAGCGGCAAGTCCGTAAAGGACCAGATAGGCGACGCCGCCGGCCGCGACAGGACAAGCACCCCGGCTACAGTTACCCTGGCTCCTGGTAAGACCGCTACTGCCACGCTGCGTGTAACTGACGCGGCTAATTATCCCCAGGACCAGGGGCACATCGTGACTTCCGCCTACCTCCAGGTATACGTGCCGGATGAAGGACCGCCTGTATACGTTCCTGACGTGGTGCAGGGAACAACTGTTACCTCAGTCCCGCTGCTTAGCATCACCCCGGTCAAAGGGTAATTAAAGGAGAAAAAATGCGAATCCTGATGGTCCATCCCGGCCCTGAATTCTCCGTGGCCGACGTGTTCAACGGATGGAAGAAGGCGTTCGAGGCACAGGGCCACCAGGTTGCCGTATTCAATACCAACGACCGGCTCTCGTTCTACGCGCAGACCCTGATTCCTGATTTCAAGAGCAAGAAGCCCCCGTGCGGAGAATGCGGCCTGGTGGAACTCAGGCAGGCGATGACCAAGGAGGACGCCGCAACAGCATCGATGCAGGGGCTCACTCACGACCTGTACGCTATATGGCCGCAGATGGTTTTCTTCGTCTCGGCGTTCTTTACCCCGTCCTGGGTACTGGACCTGATCAGGCAGCGTAGGCACAGGCTCGTCATCCTTCATACTGAGTCTCCCTACCAGGACGACGAGCAGCTGATGAGGGCACAGTACGCCACGCTGAACCTCCTCAACGACCCGGCGAACCTGGAAGAGTACGCGCAGCTGGCACCGGCCATGTACATGCCGCACTCCTATGACCCGGATATTCATTACCCCGGTAGTGTTAAAGACAAGAACCTGGATTTCGCCTTCATCGGAACCATGTTCGAGTCACGAATGCACTTCTTCGAGTCCCTGTTCTCCAGCCTGGACATGTGGGAGAGGGAAGCCTACCGGATAGCCCTGGGAGGAGCTGCGTGGGACGGCAAGCACCTGGACAATTCTCCGTTGCTCAAGTTCGTAGGTCATCCGCGCAGCGAGGCTGTAGATAACCAGGAAACCGCTGACATCTACCGGCGCTCCCGGCTCGGCATTAACTTCTACCGGCGCGAAGCTGAAAAGTCCCATGAGGGAGAAGGATGGGCTATCGGGCCGCGCGAGGTAGAGCTAGCGGCCTGCGGTATTCCGTGGCTCCGTGATCCTCGCGGGGAGTCTGACGAGCTGTTCCCGTTCCTGCCGACTTTCAGTACGGCGGATGAGGCCGCTGACCTGCTGCGCTGGTACCTTGCCGACGAAGACCGCCGGGTAGAACTAGGGAAGAAAGCACAAGCTGCGATAAAGGACCGGACATTCCTCAACCATGCGAACATGCTCATGGACGAGATGAGTAAGTCCGGGCTGCTGTGACCAGGTACTACGTAGATATCTCCACGGAGCTGATAGACCAGATTCTCGCGGATGACTTCCGTGTACCACCGGGGTTCAGGCTCATAAGCCGCTGGGGACCTAAAAAGGCAGGCATAGAGCGCTGGATAGTAGAAGATGACGAGGCTTCCGCTGACTACGAAGACTGCCTGGTAGAGCCTGTTTTCTCTGCAGGTGCAGACGGAGTAGTGCATATTGATTCCTGGTACATCGTTTAATGGACCGGATAGCCTGCTTCTACACGAAGCTAGATCCCCGCACCGAAGCTTCCGTGAAGAAATATGCACGAGAAGTAACCTCCGTAATTGACTGGGTAGAGACACCTGATCCAGGGATGACGTACGCCAGGGAGCTGGAGAAACGCTGGACAGGAGAAGATGACTTCTTTCTAGTGGAAGAAGACAAGGAAGTATTTCCGCGCATGCTTAAAAGTATGCACAAGTGCCAGGAACTATGGTGCGGATTTGCTTACTGGGCTAATCCTGAACCAGATACTTCTCTGCTTCTAGCAGGATTCGGCCTGACAAGGTTTTCAGCTGAGCTGCAAAGGCTAGTGCCTGTAAGTGCCTTCGCCGGCGACCAGCAGAAGGGGATCGATACGCGCCTTCTGGCGTACCTGATGGAGCATCACGGGACAAAAATGCATATCCACGGCTACACGGTGCACCATCATGTTTATGCTCCTCCGGATGAAGCTCTCCTCAAGCGTATCGAGCTAATGCGCAAAGCAGGGCTATATCCCCCGGCGCTTGTGCCTGCAGGTCCTGAGCCGGGAGTTCTCCCTGGGAGTTACAGACTCTTAAATTCTGTCGTATCCCTTACTGGCACAAGCGCGTTATGCCTCCTATCCTAATAAGTGTACAGACCTAACTAGGAGGCCGAATTGTCAAGGATTCACGGTCGCAATGGCATCGTCTATCTCGGCGTGAACCCGACCGATACGGCGAGCCCCATGGCATATCTTTCCGACTGGAGCATTAACTTCTCCGTCGCAAAGGTTGACGTTACCTGCATGGGTGACAGTAACCTGATCTGGGTAGCCGGACTTCCCGACGCTTCCGGTGACTTTTCCGGGTTCTTCGACACCGCCACCGCGCAGACGTACGTTGCCGCACAGGACGGCCAGCCGCGTAACTTCTACCTGTACCCGAGCACTATCGGCCAGCTTGGTGCAAACCCCGGCCAGTACTTCTTCGGCCAGATCCTCCCTGACTACTCGCTTGCCGGCGGAGTTTCCGCAGCTGTTACTCTCAAGTCCACCTGGAACGCGGCAACCAGGATCAGCAGGTACCCGGTTTCCGGTATCAGCGGCTCCTAGTCCTCCGTTTTCCTCCCGGTTTCTTACAGCAATAGCCTGTATCGCGAGATACAGGCTATTGCTATTTGCTTTATGTGATAGGCTTCCGCGCAGGAGGTAAATACAATGCCTGAAACCAGGAAGCGCCCTGTTGACCGTGAACTCGCTACCGTCCAGTTGTCAAAGACAGGGAACGACGCTCTTTCCGAGGAAACAGTAGAAGGAAAGGTAGTCGGTACGAAGGAATGGGACTACGTAACCCTGGGCAAGGGAGACGATAAGCAGAAGTACCGGCTGCGCGAGAAGATCGGCGCAATGGCCATGTTCAAGTGGTCAGCCGCCTCAGAGCTTTCCTCTGACGACCCGCGCGCTCTCGGGGCTATCTACGCGCTTCTCAAGAGCCTCATCCACAAGGAAGACTGGCAGAAGTTCGAAGCGCAAGCACTAGACGAGGACGCCGACGCCGAAGACCTGCTCAACGTGATCACAGCAGCCCTGGAAGCTGTATCCGGACGCCCTACCGCGCAGTCCTGAACCTATTCCGCTGGATAGTTGACTACCAGGGGATATTCGAAGGGAAACTCCTCTGGTCAGGACACAAGATTACGGACTTCACCATCCGCGAGCTAGCTAACATGGCTTACTACCACCATGTCAGCCAGATCCAGCCGGCAGGAGAAGAGGACCCGTCTGTAGAAGAGCGTATTGAGATCTTCGAGGAACTAATAGGCCAGCGCGTCTCCGCTAATACCAAGGCTGAGGAAATGATGCGAGCTTCCCTTATCGCCCGTGGCATTGACCCGGATGCTAAGCCAGAGCTTTCCCCCGAGCTGGCAGCTAAACTGGAACAGGACGGCATGAGGTCAGACACGGACATCTTTTTCTCCGGTAACCTCGACAAGGAGTTCAAGGGCAAGCAGGTAAAGGCAGGAGACGACGATTTCGAATGAGGTAGTGATCAGCCAGGAGGCTATCGATGAGCTTATGCGCGACGTTGACGGTCCTATTGGCGACCTGATGCGTGACTTGTCCAAGCAGATAGCAGCTGTTGCGAGGGAGAAGGTACGTGTCCGGATTCCAGGAACTCAAAGGACCGGCCGTACCTCTAATGCTAAGGCTCCCGGCTACACTAAATCCCACATTACCTCTACCGTAGGGCATTCCAGCATGCACGACGACTACGTGTTCGGAGGTGCTGAGGCTCCAGGCGATCCAGGTATCTTCCTTGAGGCTCCTGCTGAGCAGATGCACGAGAAATACCCGTTCCTTACAACAGGCCTCTGGTCTGTTTCTATAGATTAACTTCGGCTAGGCTGGCGGCTGAACAGGATAGTAATTAGGAGGATTGATGGCACGACTTCTCGGCGAAGCCCGCGTCTCAATTCTTCCTGACGCCACTAAGTTCAAGGCTGAAGCCGAGGCAGCGCTAAAGAAGGCCGTCGCAGGGCTTAGCGTTAAGATCGCCATAGTTGCCCAGTCGGGTAATTTCAAGGCTGAAGCAGAGACAGCGGCACAGGAAGTTTCCAAAGAGGTCTCTGCTAATATCGATCTGACTGCCCAGGCTGACAAGTTCAAGACTGAATCAGAGGCAGCGGCACAGGAAGTTTCCAAGAGTGTATCCGCTAAGGTAAATGTGGATGCCCAGACTGACAAGCTCAAGGCTGAAGCCGAGGCAGGGATAAAGGCAGCCCTAGCAGGAATTTCCGCTAAGGTAAACCTGGATGCTCAGGCTGATAAGTTCAAAGGTGAAGCTGAAGCAGGGATAAAGGCCGCTCTCGCGGGAATTTCCGCTAAGGTCAACCTGGCTGCCCAGGCCGATAAGTTCAAGGGTGAAGCACAGGGTGAAGTAAAGGCAGCTATTGCGGGTATGTCCGCTAAAATCCCCCTGGATGCCCAGGCTGATAAGTTCAAGACTGAAGCTGAAGCAGGGGTAAAGAGCGCCCTCGCAGGAGTTTCCGCTAAGGTCAGCCTGGAGGCTCAGGCTGATAAGTTCAAAGGTGAAGCACAGGGTGAAGTAAAGGCAGCCCTAGCAGGAATTTCCGCTAAGGTCAACCTGGCTGCCCAGGCTGATAAGTTCAAGTCTGAAGCTGAAGCAGAGGTAAAAACAGCCGTCGCCGGTATTTCCGCTAAGGTAAACCTGGATGCCCAGGCTGATAAGTTCGAGTCTGAAGCCCAAGGGGAAGTAAAATCAGCTCTTGCCGCTATTTCCGCTAAGGTAAACCTGGCTGCCCAGACTGATAAGTTCGAGTCTGAAGCGAAGGCAGCAGCGGAGACAGTTTCCAAGGACGTATCCTCTGTTATCTCCCTTGCTGCACAGGATGCTAAGTTCAGGGCTGAAGCTAAGGCAGCGGCAGACGAAGTTTCCAAGAGCGTGTCTTCTACTGTGCAGATCAAGGGTGATGCCAAAGACCTTGACGCCCAG